CGCCTCGTATCTTGAATCCAAAATCAACATCATCCGTTCCTAACCCGTGAGTAATTGTTCCTGTTACACTTGCGCCAATTCCGACGCTGGGGAAGGTCAGCGTTCCGGTAGCCAATTTATTCTTATCAACATAAGCCTTAGCAGATTGCTGAGTTGGTGCAAGCCTCTCACTATCCGAAACCATGTCATCCTCATCGATAATCGGGATGAATACCGATGCCATTCTGTCTGTAATCATATCGTCTGTTATTTCTGTCGATGTTGTTTGCAGCAGAACTTCTGCGATTATAAGTTTTCCAGGCGTTGCGGCAGGCGCAACGGGAGACGCGGCCTCAACGCCTGTAATTACAGTTACGCCTGACCATGGGCTGGTCAAAATTAAATCAATTCTTGGGTTTACAGTTGGGGCCGTCAATGTTGGCGTTGTTTGTGCTGAAACTTCAACAAGTGTCAAATGCGTCTGAATCTTACCCGCCGTAATTTCAACAGTCATATTAGGCACTGCAGCTTCGTGCGGGTCAAAATGGTTTAAACGGCGGTCGAAGTGCTCAATCCATGAATTTATCAGCCAAAAAAGCCAGTTCGTCCACTGCCGGGGTTGGAAAGCCGCACGCACGATACCCGTGATTTTCTGGCCGGCGCTCGGCTCGACACGATTATCCTGCCCACTGGTTGGGTCGTTGTCCACCGCGGTCGCCCACTCGGGGTATTTATCTGGTCTATCAGCCATCGTTATGCCTCAAATAGTTCGCTATATATGCCGCCCGTTGTGGGCGCGTACACTAACTCGGAATAGGTATCCGCATCCGTCGGATCCGCCTCGCCTAGCTCCGAAAAGCCGAAAGGCAGCTCGGGGTCCTCATACATTATTATAATATATCGAACGCCTTGCGGTTTCGGTAGTAACGCCAGCCCGATGATCAATAGTAGCCTATCGATGTCGAAAGTGCTGGGAATATACATCGTCAGCGTCATGTCACCGTTATCAAGCACATAGGTGAACTTGTCAAAGGCGAACTGTATGACCGACTGGATGCTAGTCTTGTCGTCGCTGACCATGGACGCCGAGCCGTTATTCACCGAAATTTGTAGCCGCAGAAAAAACCGGTACTCGTCATCGTCATCAAATTCTATACGATCAGACCGGGGTAAGCCGACCAGCTTACCCGTCTTATCAAGCCTATCGCCTGTTGCTGTGTCGAGATCGAATTCCGTCTGAAAGTCGGCAAGTATGTCGCGCACTTTCTCCCAGCTAGCCGCCTGCGCGGTTATCTCCGCGGCGGCGTTAGGCTGCGCATAATACTGCTGTATTAACAGCCCGACGTATGCCTGTGTAAAGTCCGTCATTAGGTAATATCCGTTATATCGATATCAGCAGTGTCGAGGGTGTATTTCTCATCTGCAGCGGGGGTTAGGCTGGACGCGACAAAAACCGAATCGTCATCGCTAATCCGTAACAATGTGGCCACAAAGTTAGGGGCTACGCTATACACCGTCGCATATAACGCGCTCGCCGATGCAATCTCCGCGATGGTGAATGTCCGAGCGACCAACGCCGCCTTAATTGCCGCGGTATCTACCGTCGCGCCGTCGATGCCTTCCACCGTCAGTGTGATATACATCGGCACTTCTGTCGGTCTATCAAAAGCCATGGTGTGTGTGATTGTGTACGGCGTGCCATCGGGTTTAAATAGCGTCTCAGCATAAGCGCCAAGCGTCGACCCTTTGATACCCGTGCCGCCTGTCTTATTTTTGGCCAGTATCTCTACGATATCCGCCACTACGCCACCTTCGACGACACACCATATCGAGTTCGGATTTAATGCCAGCGTGCCATCGAAAATACTCGTATCATTTTCATAGACTGCGAGATCAGTCACGCCTGCCAGGTTGCCCAGCGCAGCGAACATACCGCCCAGAGTAGACGTAGCGGGGCTTTGCAGTGATTTATTGCGACGAATACGCAGCTCCGGCTCTGTTTCCTCGTCGTTACCCACCAATGCGGGAGCGGGGTTCGTGACCGATAATACACCGATGACAATCGTGACGGGGGTCGTCACAGTGGCCGTGTCGGCGGCTACAGCCCCGAATAGCTCAGCGACCAGCGTCACTGTGTTAGCGCCCAATATTAGCGGCGTGATCGCGGTAGTGACCCACGTCTGGCCGAGATCATCCTCCACCGCGTAATTGAGCGGCAGGGATAAGATGCGGTCCGTCGTGACGGTTACATCGACCTGCGAAAGGCTGGGAGGGCCGAGCGTAAGCCCTGCCCATTTGATAAGCGTGTTAAGCATCTCGCCCGTTGCGAAGTCGGGGTCGAGCTGATTGTACAAGTCGAGCGCATATGCCTGCATATCGAGCCGTGCTTTGGCTTCAATGCCGATGCGCTGTCCGTCGGGACTATCTGCGTCAAAGTTGACATCCGCGCCGTAGATAGCGGTATAGGCGGCCGCCAGCTCGTCGTATATCTCTTGATAGGTCTGAATACTCAGGCCGTCGTCAGTGAATTCCAGACTCATATCGTCACCGGTATCGCGTCAGTGTATTTAATATTGAAAATATCGGTTAGCGTAACGTGTATCGTTGCCTCTCGATCAACGATAGATATCACCTCTAGTAGATCGATGGTGCGCACCCCTTCCGTCGTAAGTATTATGCGCTCAATATCACGCAGCATGCGAGTCTCCGCATCTTTACGCCCGAGCAGATCATACCACGGCAAGCCCGCAGTCGTATCGAGAAACCAGTCATCGGTGAAAGAGCGCAACCGCGTCACGACGTTCTGCTGTATCGCCTTTGACCGGTCGAGATAGCTGGCTCGCCCTTTGCCAAAGCGCCAGTCGCCGTCCGCTGTCAGTCCTGACACTCGCATTATGTACCCCCAGTCGGCGCGCTAGTCGAAGCGCCTAGATTGCCGGTATGTAGATGCGTGCTAAGGCTGACACTCGCCGCTGGGACGGCAGATTGCGCCGTGACTTCACCCTCGGAGGATCTATCGCCCGTCGCGGTTATACTACCCGTTACGATTACATCACCGATAATGGTCTGCTGGCCGGTGCGATGGGCGTCCCCTACCTGGCGTATGTCGGTCGGGATTGTGATAGCACTCGCGAAGGGGTTAATGCCGATCAGCGCAAAGCCATCACTATAGTCGTGCATCCGCATTTCGGCGGGGGGCTGGTAGTCCTGCCCCTTATACCAACGGTCAAAGCATCGCTCTGTAAAAAGGAGCAGGCAGTAGTCGTCTACCGCTATAGGATATGCGGTGTAGCTACCCCCGCCCTGCATAAAGATGGGCGGTACTTCCACAAATTCGGGAAGCTCCACCGTCTCACCATCGATTACGCGGTTAATAACCGGGCGGCAGCTTATCGTCTTTTCACCGACCGCCGTCACGCGGGCGATAGTCGCCGTGTGCACATTGGCCAGGGCGTTGTCTATCGCGAGCATTAAGGAGTCGATGAGCTGTTTCGTTTCCACTATATAGCCTCGTAGTTCTCTGCGACCAAACAGGTCACGCGTTGCGCCCAGGTTGCCCCGTAGTTGTCACCGTCATACCCGATTGCGTCGATTTTGTATATGCCATCCATCTGCGGAGCGCTGGTGCTTTCCAGTTTACACAGCCCGCCGATCCGTAGCGCCGGATTTAATAGCGTACCGAATGTCACTCTCAGCGCTTCGCGGGTCGGCGTATTGAGTAGCCCCGTGGCGGCGTTGACGACGGGGGCGAAATTGCTGACCACCTCTCCGTCTTTGAGAATAAATAGCTTTTCCTCGTCCACGTACCACGACTCGCCCTCTCCGACTAATCGGTCGAGCAGGCGGGCAGGCGGGCCGACTAATACGATGGGCCGCGTTGCGTCGGTCAGCGTTGTCAGTTTACCCTTTCCCGTGTTCGGCAAGTCGGCCAGCACCGTGTCGATGGCGCGGGCTTTACCCTTGACGGTGGCGGAAGTGAAGCTGGTCAGGAAATCGTGACCCCCGTCCAGACATTCCAATTCGGTCACAAAATCAGCACCCTCTCGCGTGTTAGTGCCCCGGTGTACCGTGCCCTTAAATAGCAATTGCAGCGCGTCCTTATACCCGACGTGAAATAGTAGCGGGATGCGCTTCGGATCTTCGGCATCTTTGGCTAGGGCGAGGCGATGGGTCGGGTTAAGATTGTACAGATTGGCGGTCAGCTTATTGAGACCACCCACTGCGGACTTATTCGCACTAAATGACACCCGCATGGGCGGCTTGACCACTACGGCACCCCCGCTGGATACTTGCACCGTCAGACTATAATCACGCTCAAAGCGGGACGGGAGCGCCACGTATCACCTCCATATCATCCGCCTGCAGCATGTACAGCGAACAGCGACCCGTCGAAAAATCATCCAGCCGGAGCGGGTCCATATCCGTGCCTGCGTTGGCGGATACAAAAAAATCAAACGGCAGATTGCGGGATTCCATGTGCAGCACGCCGACACTTAATTTGCGCCCCTGGACCTGCTCGGCCTTGTACGTCGCATCGAAGGTCCACATCTCGACGGTCGGATGGAAGCGCAACACCAGCACGATCTCCGACTCCTCGAATATGATGGTGTGCCGTTGGTGCGCTTCGGCGGTTATGTCGTCGAGTCTAATCATTGGAATGCATCCACTATATTGCCGAACAGCGACCGGACCGCGGGGGTGCCTTCCTGCGCGCCTTGATTCGTTTCGCTATCCAGTTGACCGCCTGCACCCGATGCGGGGGATGGCGCGACGGTGACGACTTGCAACTCGGCATAGCGTAGCTGGGAGGCTTCCAGGGTAAAGGTCGTCGCGGCGGTGATGTTATCGGTACTCGATGTGAAGGATGTTATCGTCATATTGGTATGCTGGCGGTACGGCATGTCGATGGTGAACGCCTGCTTGCCGAAGTATAGCGCCTCCATCGCATCTAAAAACTGTTCGCGCAGGGTTTTACCTGCCGGGTCTTTATTGCCGAAAAAGCTGGCCGCCTGCGCGCCCGCCGAGACCAATGCGTCTACCTGCCGGAAGGCGTCCGCCGCATCGTTGGCCAGGGCGTTGACTTTGTTTATCTGCGACTGCGTGCGCGGGGTGGCGTACTGGCTGGATAGATTGCCGATCTCCGCTTGTATGCGGGTAAGATCGCGGATGGTAGGCGATGGTCGGACATGCACATCACTGACCGACCCCTCGATGGATAGCGTAAGCGGTTTTAGAATAATGTGGTCATTGACAAAGCTGCCGTCCTCGACCGGTGTGGCGGGCGCGTCGGCGGTCAGCTTGTACGTCTCGCGCACACGTACCAACGCCGTGAAATCGCCAATGCCTATCTCTTTCTCCTGCGTGCTGGGGCGATAACGGTCTACATAATCAGATACGGCGGACATCTATCGGCCGCCCGTGGATAGCTGCGTGTCCGCATTGTCAAGTTGTTTCTGCAGGTTATCACTCACCGCACGCCCTGCCGCTTCCGCGTCAGCAGAAAATACGTTAATCTGATTTGACTGATCGACACGCCGATTGTCTATCGTTGCGCCCCCTGCCGTTGCGGCGGCATCGGGGGATATGAGGGGTATGACCATCTGCTCCCGTCCCAGCCCGAAAAAGTCCGCCACGGTATCAAAGCCCGCGACAAGCGGGTCCCACACGTTCTCGATAAGGAACTGCAGCGCGCTGGTTAGCGCCTCCACTATGTCGATATCAAAAGTATCTTTAAAAAAGTCAGCGATCACCGATTTGCCGCCGCTGAAGGCCACAATTAAATCGTCAACGATTAGCGCCAAGGCTGTGACGGCGATGATGCCCAGCGTTATCGGTCCGAATACTAGCGCCAGCGCGCGGAATACTAGCGCCAGCGCGCCGCTGAATCCCAGCGCGGCTATTTTCATCGTCAAAAAGCCAACAGCAACTATCGCGAAAACGGGCAGCAGCCTATTAAATGCGCTAGTGAGATTGCCTATCCACTCGATGGAAGTCTGTATCCCGCCGACAATCCAGTCTCTATTGGCCGACAATAGGTCAGTAAAATCGTCGGCCAGACCTTGCAGCGTCGGCGCAAAGCCGACCGCGACAAGCTGGCTCACGGCACTAATACCGAACCACATCTCGTTCAGTGATTGCTTATATAGCCCCGCCTGCTCCGCCTGTTCGGCGGTTAGCGTTCCCAGCTCGCGGGCACGGTCACGCATGGCCGCCATCTCGACGCTAGTCTTGCCGAGCATTTGTAGCAGGCTGGTATCGATACCCAGGGCGCTGGCAAATGACTTTTGTTCGCTGATAGACAGCCCCAATGCTTTGAAACGGTCGCTCACTTCACCGAGGATAGTGTCCGCGTTTTTGACTTCGCCGCTAGCATCGCGCACCGAAATGCCGAGCCGTGCAAAATCGTCGCTACCCTTCTGGGCGGCGTCGCCGATGGTTTTGGATAGGCTATCGATCGTGGATTCCATTGCACCGGCAGAGCTTTGCGTCTGCTCGGCTACAAAATTCAATTCTTGAATAGCCGCGACGGATAGCCCCGACTCTTTAGATAAAGCACTCAGTGCATCCACGCCACCCAGCACGCCGTCCGCCCAATAGCCGAATGCAGCCGCGCCCGCATTAAGGGCTAGCGCCATCCCGCCTAATAGTTTGATTGATCCGCCCAGCGATACGTTGTAGTCGCCCAGCGGTTTGACCGAGCCGAGAAAGCTAAATTTTGTTACGAGGTCATTGACTACGGTGGCCACAATTACCTGCTCCGGCTTTGCTGTAAATGGTACCGCTCTAAATCCTGCTGTATCTGCTCATACTCTACCACGTCCAATAGCTCGGGCGTATCTAACTGATCGAGTTCAGCCATGCTGCCGTACCCCTTGCGGGCTAGATGGCATATCGTCGCTACGTCGTCGTCCAAGTTAGTGAACGCGATATAATCCCCGCCCTCCGGCTTTATGTGGACGCTGAGTCGGTAGGGCTTTCTGGAAAAAAAGGGTAGCTGATCACCGCCAGCGACATAGTGATAAACGTCACGTAGTCCGACTGGTATTTTTCCCAGTGCGCGTCGCCCAGCACTGACAGCAGCGAGTCGTCGTACATAATGACGGACAGCATGACCTCCTCTATCGTCTCGAACTCGGGCGTATCGAGGAATGACAGGTCGCTTGCCTGGATCCGATTCGACACCTTGCTATAGAATGCAAAGACTTTGCGGCGCTGCTTATGGGCCATTTTAAGATATCGATATTTGCGGCCGTTAATCTCCGCCTCATTATCGTCGAAAATCGCCTTGATCATCGCCTGTGCTTTGGCCGTTTTATCGTTGGCCATTGCTATAGATTCCTGACAGCGTTACGGAAGCGCAGCGTATATTCGATCATCGCGTTGCCGTCGGTGTTGTTTTTGACATTGCTCGGACGCGTGGTGTGCGATCCGTTTTCGAGAATGTAAGAATCGGAGCCTGCCACGCCGTCACGGATAAAGTCCTCCTTAACGGACCCGTTGAACACTACGGGGGCCGCCTGATTGATCGCACTATTGAGGAATACATCCGACGCGCTGGCCTTCTGCACACGGATAATCAGGTCGTGTACGCCGCCATCGTTGCGCGCGTTGATATTCACACCCCCCTCGGCACTATTGGTGTGGCTGGTCACCGGGTTGGTGGGGTTGAGTTCAACAATATCCCCCTCGGCAAAATCGACGACGGGAAAACCGTTTAATACCAGCGACGTGCTATTGGCTTCCATTGTGATGATAGACATATCCTACCCCTTACGCGTTAAAGTTGATTATGATGTCGGCGCTGTGGATAGCCCCGGCATTTTTGACCGCAGCCTGTAGTACCGGCGACTTACGTGCTGCCCGGTCTGCTGCGGGTTGATCCGCCAGAGCGCCTGCAATCCAATAAAAACCATTCTCCCCAATCTGACGGAGGAAGGTAGTCTGGTCGCCGAAATAGTCGGGACTGGTCCAGGTGCCGGGAGCGAATACGCCGGCACGAACAAAGCCGCGTGTCGTCTTCTCGCCCTGATCGAGGAGCTGATTAACTCCGCGCTGGGTCTGCGGAATTTTTGTCGCCGTACCGCCGAGCACGTTGAACATGTCAGTCTGCACCGCATCGATGAACGCGAGCAGGTTGTAGCGGTCATCTGTGAAGCCGTTGACGCCGGTGGTCAGTAGTTTCGGCACATCTTTAATCGTGGTATAGATATCAAGCCCGACCGCCTTAGCGGCTGCTACATCTGTCTGGCTGTAATCTTCTGCCGCGACGCTGAGCGTTTTAAGATGCATCGTTAAGGCGCTGCGCTCGGCGTTAAAGTTAACAACGTGAGCGCGGGCCATGTAGCTGGTCGCCAGCTTGCGATCGCCCGCCGCGCTGTATAGCATGCGGTAGTTGGTAGCGCTGGCCAGCTTGATATCCCACACAGGATTGCCTACCGCGATGATTAGATTCGATGCGGCGCTGAATACTTCATACCCGAGCGCATCATTGGCTTGCGCCCAGGCGGCTAGCAGTATGCGGTCCGCGTCTATCGGTGTGTCGATGAATACAAAGCCTTTAAAGTTAACCAGCGCTTTAAGGGCTGTTATCGCTTCGATTTTTGTTTCGGCGGCGGGTGAACTAGCGGCGGCACCTTGTACCAGCGTCGCGCCTGTACCTGCTGCCATGCCCAAAAGGGTGCCGATGAAGGTACCAGTACCGGGATCTGTTGCCAGCGTCATCAAACTGGTTACGCCAGTCGTATCGCTTGTCACGATGATACGATTGTTGTCATCAAGTGTGACAGTCGCACCAGTGATACCGTTGGTCTCGTCGTCTAACAGCACGACGATATCCGCCAGGCTGGTGACTGTGCGTAGGTCCATCGCGGTGACATTGACAGTCGTGCCATCCACATCGATGTCAAATGAGCCGTCGGATATCGCTTGCGCTGAGCTAACCACGGCCACCTCATCCCGTTGCGCGCCGGTCAACACTGCGGCGGAAGCGGCTACCGTCTCGGAAGCGCCACGCCAATAGCCAGCGACTAATACGCCGCCTGCGTTAGTTGGATTCGGTGTCGTGCCGAAAAATGACACGGCATGCGCGTACATATCGGAGTCGGTGCCGAAATCCTCGCCCACACTGCCAGGGTCGCTATATAACCTGTAGCGGTTCGCAGAGGACAGCGGGCCAGATTGCTGCGACGTTATTACCGTCACGACGTTCATATTATCGCGGGCTATTGGCGCGCCTTCTGCTAATAGTGCTACGTTTATCACATTGCTGATATCAGCCATCGTACTATACCCCTTCCTCGTTACGTATTTGAAGCTGCGCGGTATCGATGCGCAGCGTGTCTATCTCTGTGTCGGTACTTATCTCGGTCGTCATTTCAAGCTGTACCCGTTCACCATACTGCTGACCGGTGAGCGCCTTAACGTCTGTCAGCCCACTCGGCTGGTAGATATTGATCCCGAGTGTCTGCTGTAATTCGAGAGCCGCCTGCGAACGCATCAACAGGCTGAAATTGTTAGCCCGAGTATAAGTCCCGTCCCCGTAAAAATCCAGCGTTACAGGGCCGCGATGCATTGCGCCCTGCGATAGTTTCTCCGTCGTGCCGTTGTAGGTCTCTGAGCTGGCCGCCCTGGCCTGCTGACCGAGAGCATCCACAACGATGTACGCTGTCTCGAATTGCTCGCGGGTAAAGTCCTGCCGACCGATACGGATAAGCTGCTCATCGTAGGTGAGCAGATCGCGCACAAACTTGGCGACGGCGACTAGTAGGGGGCTAGACATGGCGGATGCCCGTCATTGACTTCATAACTCTCTCTCTGGGCGGTGCAGGTTCTCATGTTTCCAGTCCGTTAATATCAGGCTCACTGAGCCCATCAATATCAAGCACTCCATCCCCGTTAACATCGAGTGTCTCGACTTGACCGTTGACGATAGTAACCGACCCCACTGTGTTTAGACTGCCATCGGTGTATATCGTGCCATCGTCGTGAATGATGGTGTCCGATGTAGGAGTTGTATGTTGCATAATTATCATAATGGACCCCCATCTGTCACGGCCCAGTTATTAGGCGCATCAGTCAGCACCTGTCTTGCTGCCGCTTCTGTGTACTTAGCCGAGCCTGCGCTGAATGAAACACCAGATTGTAGTACTAGCAATGACCACCCAGCGAGTAATAGGTCATAGTTGGTGTTGCTTAAACCAGAACTAGCGAACATAAAGGCCATACTAGTGACAGCCGAAACATCCCAGTCGGATACATTAGGATTAGCTGCTGAGGCGCTGCGGAACATACGGAACATAGTAGTGACAGCCGAAACATCCCAGTTGGTTACATTAGGATTAGCTGCTGGAGCGCTGCTGAACATACCGGCCATAGTAGTGACAGCCGAAACATCCCAGTTGGTTACATTAGGATTAGCTACTGGAGCGCCGTTGAACATACCGCTCATATT